ATCGGTTCCTTGATCTTGTTACCCTTTTCATCGATAAGGTTTAATTTATATGCTTGGAAGTCCGTAAAGGGGCGTTTGAGTTCATGATGTAGCAATTGATTAAGCATAGTATTTGTAATTTTCTCTCTTAACATGGAATTAAAAGCAATACCATGAATATGCACATCATTTGAAGGATTGATTTTACAGCCTTTTCCATAACTTGTCGAACCACAGAAAGAACATTTTAAAGGATTATCAGGATGAAAATGCACTCCGCTAGGATTATACCTACATCCTTTCCCATAACTTGTTGAACTGCAAAAAACGCAACGGCTTATATTTTCCATATGTATATTTAACAGATTTTAACATACATTGAAAAAGCTTCAAGTTTTAATTTTATTCAGACGAACTTGAATATAAGAATTGTAATATTCATCATCCTCCAAAACTTTTCGATATACTTGTTCTTTTAATTCCTCATATGCTAAAGAACTTTTACTGTTGCATATTCGTATTATAGAAAATTCAAACTCATTTTCTCCATATTTTACAATATCTGCTTGTAATTCTTTACAACTACCACAATATGTCTGCCAATCTGAAGTCTTCTTTCCCAACCTAACACGTTTCTTCCCTTTCAATGCCTTTTTGCGAGTCTTAAAGAACATTTGCTTCTTCCCTACATAATACTTCTTCTCTCCTTTTTTAGAATTTAATCGAGTAATTAAATAAATAAACCCAAACGTATCTTCCTGTAGTTCAACACCTTCCGTAATTTTCCAGTGACCTAAATCCATATTTTTTAAATTATTTTTTGATTTTCATTTGACTTTTTCGAGATGGAAAATAAGTATTTTTGAACGGTTTCAAAATGAAGTAAAAGTTTCTGTTCCAGAAATCTGTTTACAATTTCCCTTTTTGTTGTTATAATTTTATTTTCATTTTTCATTTGACTTTTTCGAGATGGAAAATAAATAATTTTGAAAGATTTCAAAAGGGAAAAGAAATTTATATCCCACGAAACTATTTACATTTACTATATTTTATGTTATTATTTTCCTTTATGTTTCTTTTTTACCTTAGATTTATGTTTCTTTTTGTTTTTGGTACCAAGAATTGTTAATTCAGGAAATTTTCTTTTAGACATACCTATTACAGAAGGTAATCTTGTATCATTTGGTGCATATGTATCACCAGAGAATTGATTACCAGTATTACCCATACCAGTATTTGCAGTAGTAGAATCTTCATTTAATACAATTTCTACTAATTCATTAAAAGTCTTTTCCATATATTACAACTATTTAACATTAATTTGTGAAATAATATTAGATAAATAGTGAGAATAATTACATATATAAATTTGATTTATTTCAATTATGTGATATAATGTAATTATACAATATGGAAGAACAAGAACCAGTATTACAAACAATGTTAGAGAAATATGACATTGAAATAGGTAAAGTAGTTAAGATAGATGCCTTTAATATGAAAGATATTCAAATGGACTTACCTAGTAAGAGACATTATTGGGTTGGTAGATTAATGTATCATAAGACTCAATTAGCAAATTTAACAAAACAACGTAAGAAAGCAGTTAAATTAGTTCATAAACAATTAAAGGAAGAATCTCCTGTTGGATTAAGTGTTAAAAACTTAAATGAAAGTGCGGATAATCATGAACTAGTAAGAAAAATTGATGATCGTATAGTAGAGGAAGAAATTCTTATTGATTATCTAACTAAAATAGAAGCTAACTTTAGAGATATGTCATTCTCAATTAAGAACCTCATAGAAATTATGAAGTTGGAAACCACCTAATGATAAAAATTAAGATTGATTACGATTCTGGAAGAAAGAAAGGGATAATTACATCTGATTATCTCCAGAACATTCGTGAGTATTTTTCTGTAGAAGATAAAACATCAAAATTTAAAAATCGATATAGTGTTGGTTTTAAGATGCCAACTAGAATATATGCTATAACACCACAAGGTAGATTTGAACCTAGAATGTATAATGTAATTCTAGATTATTTAAAAAGTTTAGATACACCATTAGAAATAGAAATAACAGACGATTTTAAAGATGTTATAAAAACACCTATAGTAAAATCTGAACTACATCGTTTAAATTTAGAATTAAGAGATTACCAAAGAGCATCAATAGAAAGTGCATTAAAAGAAGGATTTGGTACAATCATATTACCAACTTCAGCAGGGAAAACTTTGGTAATTGCCACTTTAATAAAAACAATACAAAATAATTTTAAAGCACAAGCATTAATTATTGTTCCAAATATAGGATTATTAGAACAAACATATAATGATTTTATAGAATATGGTATTGATCCATCCGAATTAGAAAAATGGACTGGAGGAGAAGCACCAAAAGCAAATATAATAATAACCAATACTCAAATATTATTATCCGACATTCAAGATATTTTATGGTTGACAAATATCGAACTACTGGTATGTGATGAGTGCCACAAATTTAAGAAGGCAAACAAGATAAATGATATAGTTGCTAAAATACCAGCAAGATTACGTTTCGGATTTACGGGAACTTTACCAAATACTAAAATAGATGTTTGGACAATATTTGGTATATTTGGAAATATTATATATCAAAAAACTTCAGAAGAACTTAGATCGCGTAAACAAATTTCTCCAGTTATTGTATCAGCATTAAAAATACATTATAATGGTAGTTATAATTTTAAAAGACCTTCTAATGATAATCCAACTGAAGCGTATGAAGATGAAATACAATTTTTACAGAATAATAAATTCCGAAATGATATTATTGTCAAACTTGTTAATAGAGTAGATAAGAATATATTGATAATGGTAGATCGGATAATTCACGGAGAAATTTTATTAGATATATTACAAAAGAATACAAAGAAACAGATATATTTCGTTCAAGGTTCTGTTGAAGTTGAAGATAGGAAAAAAATTATAGCATTAATGGAAGCTAATGATGATATTGTATGTATTGCTATATCAGCTATTTTTAGTACTGGTGTAAATATTAAAAATCTACACTATGTAATTTTTGCCGCTATAGGTAAATCTAAAATCAAACTTATACAATCAGTGGGTCGTAGTTTGAGATTACATGCTAGTAAAGTGATGGCATATATATTTGATATTGCGGATATGTTAAGATATGGTTCTAATCATTATACAGAAAGAATAGAATTGTATGCTAATGAAAAAATTACAGTAAAAGAAACGATATTAAACGAACCCGCTTGCAATAAATTTAACTTATAGTATAATATAAAAATACCCATGAAACAGAATAAAAAAGAAGATGATTTATATATGGATGGAGTTCTCATTGATATAACTAACGAAAAGGATAATTTCGATGATATCAAGGAACACATGTCGCCAAAAAAACGAATTCGGAGAACGAAGGAAGAGTTGAAGACTAATTATGTTGATCCGAGTGAAATGGAGTTTAAAATTAAAGAATATTATAAAACTGGATATTTCAGCGGAGAGTTGGCAGATATGATACAGAAAATTGCCACTCGTTTGGGGTATGCACAAAACTTCATAAATTATTGTGTGGATGAACACACACAGGCATTAACTCAACGTGGGTGGGTTGGATATGATGATATAGATGAAACTGATAAAATTTTATCTTATGATATAAAAAACCAAAATCTCGTGTGGAGTGATGTAAAGGGTGTGTTTATTAATATAGAATATGATGGATTGATGTATAAATTGGTATCACATGGATTGGATGCTTTAGTTTCTCCTGGTCATAAATTTGTTAGTATGGAAAATGGAATACAACCAATAGAAACCTTCTTACAAAACGAAAAGGAATGTATGGTATTAATGTGTGAAGGTTCAGGGGTAGTAGATGATAATTTAAAAGTTGATACATGTATAGGAAATGAAAATATATGTAGAATGTCTGGTATTAATTGTAGCAATCAATTTTATAAAGGTGTGATATGGTGTCCAGAGACTGGATATGGAACTTTTATTGCGAGAAGAGGGGAATGTGTATATATCTCTGGTAATTCCTACAAAGAAGAGATGATAGGTGATGCAGTAATTAAGATGGTAACAGCATTAACTAGACATCGATTTAAATGTGATTCCGGCTATAATCCATTTTCTTATTTCACAAAGGTTGCATTTAGAGCATTTCAAAATAGAATTAAAAAAGAGAAGAAAGATCACGACACAATTAAAAGGTATCAGGAAAGTGTGTATAATCTTTTAACTGAATCAGGACAAATACCCTTTGCTAAAAATTCTAAGGGTGAATGTGATGATAATTCTTACGACGAATCTTACGAAACTTTCCATGAAGAATAAAGTTGCATTATTTTCGGATTTACATATTGGGTTACATGGGGATTCTCCTGTGTGGCATAAAATTGCATTGGATTTTGCAGATTGGGTAAAAGATACACTGGAATCCAAAAAAATTCGGGATATTATATTTTGTGGGGATTTCTTTCATTATAGAGAGGAAGTCAATCAGACTACATTAGATTGTGGGACTGAATTTTTAAAGAAATTTAAGGATTTTAATATTATAATGATACCTGGAAATCATTGTTGTTATTATAAAAACAATTCAATAATACATTCACTTAAACCTTTTGATGGATGGGAAAACATTACAGTATATGATAAATTAACCACTATAGAACATTGTGGTAAAACTCTTACATTTTGTCCTTGGGGAGTTGAAGTTAAAGATATACCAAAGAGTGATATTATTTTTGGACATTTTGAGATAACAAATTTTAAAATAAATTTCGTAAAGATTTGTGAACATGGTGAAGATTCAGCAAACTTATTAGATAAAGCAAATACTGTAATAAGCGGGCATTTTCATTCTAGGGATCACAGAACTTATGATAACGGAGAAATTTTATACTTAGGTTCTCCTTTTGAACAGAATTTTGGAGAAGTTAATCAAGCCAAAGGAATAACCATATTGGATTTCAATACCATGAAATATGAGTTTATTGAAAATTTAATATCCCCTAAACACATCAAAATAAGCCTAACTTCAATATTAGCAAAGACTGTTGATTTGAAGAAGGGTATCAATGGAAATGTTGTTACTTTATTAATTGACGAAAAACTCAACGAAGACACTTTAAATTTGGTAATAT